ATATTCAGAATACCTTGTCACTATTGAAACTTCAGATGAAGACGGAGAAGACTATATACATTACCAAGGTAATGCTCCTGTTCAGACTTCTAAAGTCAATTCAGGTATATCCCTACAAAGCACGATGAGAAACTATAAATTCATCTTAGACTCCGCAAAGTCTCAAAAAGTACCTGACCGCGACTATTATTTAAAGTACACCGAAGAAATGATCGACAAAATGTATGAGGATGGCCTTTTAGGCAAAACTGATACTACTCAATATGAAAAGCGAAAGAAACAACTTGCTGAAGGTAAAAAGCGAGTTGTGAAAGCTGTTGAAAAAGGCGACTGGCAATGTCGTTTTTGCGATTATCAAGTAACTTGTTATAAAGAGCAATAACATATGAATCAAATGTCTATTTCTAATCAAACTCTTTTCGCTGATAATACTTTTGTTTCTACTAGTGACGTTCTTCTTGAGCCCACTACAGGTAAATTAAAGTCTAGGTCAGACGCTAACTTGAATTCTACTTTTATCTACAGTTCTCCCATGGACACTGTTACTGGAATTGATCTTTCTCAATCTCTTTTAGAGGCTGGCCAAGCTCCTGTATTCTGTAGATTTCTGTCCGACGAAGATAAGCTTTTAGCATTAAAAGAATTTCATGCGGAGCCAAATTTTTGGTTTTCTGTAGGTGCTTCAGAAGAAGATTATTTAAATTTAGATTTACTTATGACTCTTGAGGGTGCAGACATGTCTGTAAATATATCTGTAGATGTTGCTCATGGCGATACTTTAGAGATGCATACTGTCTATGATCTTTATTCAAATGCTCCTTGGTGCAAAAGTCTTATGTCTGGAACGGTTGCTACACCTTTGAGTGCCAAGCGCGTTTACAATGCAGGCTGCACTCATATTAGAGTAGGCATAGGTCCTGGTAGCGCTTGCACTACCAGAATTGTAACTGGGTGTGGTGTTCCAAATCTTTCCGCTGTATATAACATATACTCTTATTTTGAATGTTTACAAGCCGATCTTTCTATTAATATTCGCCCTATTATTATAGCTGATGGAGGCATTTCCTCTTCAGGCGATATAGTAAAATATCTTTCAGCAGGTGCTGATGCTGTTATGGTTGGGAGACTATTTTCTTTAACTCAAGAAAGTCATGGTTGGGAGATTTCTTCTTTAAAAAAAATACTTAATTATTTAACGTTTAATTATTTTTTCAACAACTATAAATACAAGCGATACAGAGGCCAAGCTTCTGCTGAATTTCAATTAGATCGCATCGGTACTATAAAAGGCACTCCAGAAGGCGTTACTGGACCAAAGATTTTTCCTGCGTATTCTTCTTTAGAACTTCTTGCGCAGCTTAAATCCGGTATAGCTAGCGCTATAAGCTATCTTGGTTTAACTCACATGAGTCAATTAAACCCTAACAATGTAAAATTTATACGTGTTTCTCAATCTTCTCAAATTGAGAGCTCTCCTCATCTCTTACGAAAGACTTAATAATAATGTACATTACAGATGTAGATGAAGTCGTTTCACTACTTCGATCAAAGCTACCAGAGTATTTATCAAAGCAACTAAAAATTGATTTATCTACATCAAAAAAGTTCCGTTGTTTTGTTCATGATGACACTGACCCTAGTATGCATCTCAATCCTAAAACATCTTATGAAACTGTTAAGTGTTTTAGTTGTCAATATCATGGAGATATCTTCAGTGCAGCTGAGCACTTAGAAGGTCTCCCTACAAATGGGCCGGAATGGCTTACGGTTACCATCCCTTCTCTTTGCGAAACTCTTAATATTAATTATCGGCCAGGAACCCTCTCTCCTCAGGACAGAGAGAGGATTTCATTATTTAAACTTGCTCAAGATATTTCTGACGTTCTTGGTTCTTTAAGTTTATCTGACAACGACTATGTCAATGAACGCAACTGGGTTCAAAGGTTCATGCCTATTGGCACTATAGACTCTGACTTATTGATTTCTAAATTAGTTGAAAGAGGCTGGGATAGTGCTTATGTAGCGTCTACTAATTTGATTAAAACAAGATATTCTTCTTATTTTGGTGAAACTAAAGTTACTTTTCCTATCAAAGATCACTGCAAAAGGACGGTGGGATTTATATGCCGGAATTTAAATTTTGAAGAAGAAGGAATCCCTAAATATGTCAATAGCCCTGAATCTTTAATCTATAAAAAGAATCAGGCTTTGATGGGTATCGATATCGCTTATCGTGATGCTAAAAAGTATGGCTTATATATTGTAGAGGGTCCTGGTGATCTTATGCAATTGTATCGCCTGGGTATAAAAAATGCTGTTGCTGTTTGTGGCACTGCATTCACTGAAAATCATTTGTTGCATCTTAAACAACTCGGTATAAGAAAAATTTATTTAAATTTTGATTGGGACCAAGCAGGCTATGCCGCAACGCATAGAGTTTTAGAAAACATACTTAAGTCAACTTCTGGCTTTTCTGTTTATGTTGTTTCAGCTCCTGAAGATGAATCTTTAAAAGATGTCGACGATTATCTTGCAGATAAAGAAGACGCTTCTTCATACTTGTCTCTTGAAAAAATTCCTGCTTTTAATTGGCAATTAAAATCTTTTTCAGATTGCGATACTCCTGATCTCATCTGTCAGAAAATGGTTCCTATTATTGCAGCAGAAGAAACTGGTGTTAAACGCGAACTCCTAATAAAGGAACTCGCTCAATTCACTACTGTTTCTACTACAAGTATAACTGCTGATGTAAGCGCTATTCGTAATAATAAATTTTCTGAAAAAATAGAGAAGACCAAAGCGGCAGCTGAATCTTATATTAGGTCCGTTGAACAAGATCCTGGCAATGTTCGTGCTCACATGGCAACTCATGAACAAGCTATCGAAACTATTGAAAAAGAATTCAAAACAGATAGCATAGGCATTAATTATCAAATTGAAAGATTTGAGGCTATTCAAGAGTTAAGAGCCAATGCTTCTGCTGATGAGTCTTCAGCAAGTTTTAAAATGAATTTCTTTAGTGATTTTGCTTCCAATATGAATGGCGGCATGTCTTGGGCCTCTGGCGCTCTCATGTATGTCGGTGGTAGAGCTAACTCGGGCAAGACTGCTACCTGCCTTATGATAGGTACTGACGTCGCAATGAGTGATGAGAATGCTATTGTTATCATCCATAGTACTGATGATAGCTATGAGCAGATTGAACCAAGAATCAAAACGAATATCTACAGGATGGCTTTTCCTGACGGTCCAGCGCTTTCTATAGGTATGGTTGTTCAACCTAAAGTTAATTTGGCTGGCATGCCTCCTGAATACCATGCTGCTTTTGAAAAAGCCAATTCTTTATTTAAAGAACTTATTCGGTCTGAGCGACTAGTTATAATCGATTCAGAAGATGGCGCAACTTTATCTACTTTAGAACGCAATGTGCGTTATTATCGATCCAGATTTCCTAATCGAAAAATCATGATGATTTGTGATAATACTCATAATTATTTAGATTTTATGAATATGGAACAATCGTCTCGGATGACAATGATTTCTAACCAGCAGAAGAACCTAACGGTTAAATACCATGCTTGCATGATCGCTACTGCAGAGTATCGCAAAAACATGCCTATGGATCATTCTAAAATAAAGCTTCCCGTCGATGATGATCTTGCAGACGCACGAGCGCTCATGTATAGGCCTAATGTTATCTGGCACGTATATAATGATATGCATGATCGAAAGGAACACGCTGAAATCTTTTGGAAAGATGCGGACCGAAATATTCGTCCTCGGTTGCTTTTAAATTTTACAAAAAATAAAATATCTGGATTTAAAGATAAACTTATTTTAGACTTAGATCCCGCAACTGTTTCTTTAACACCTATATCTCCTGATGATGCTCTGCAAGAAGCAGAAGAATTTAGAGATTTAAAGAATTCCGGTTATGTTCAAACGGATGGAAAACAAGTTAAATACATTGTAGCAAATGAATATGAGGAGGCTTAATATGCCTAAACGAACCGACATGGGTATCTATTTGAAAAGTGATAAAACTTTTTATTACCTGGAGTATGGCGAAAATTACATTGGCAATACTTTAGATCGAATTAGAAAAGCTTTAATTCAAAGAAATCTTATACAAGGCTTAACTACCTCTCCTAGAGAGGTTCAATACGAAGTCATTTCATACAAAGATGCTGAAGATCAGGATCTTTCTATGACCCCTATCTTTATATCCAAACACATACAATCTCTTTTTGAACAGATAGAGCTTGAGTCTTCTGGAGGTAATTTTAAATGACCAAAATATCTCTCGATTTAAATGCGTATAAAATACACATAGTTCTTTTTTTGGTAAGCTTCACTTTAGGCGCTTTCTTCAAGAATTGTACCTCTTCTCCTTGTAAAACTAGAGAACAGCTTTGCTCTATTGATATCGTCGAAATAGATTCTTTAAGGAATCGTTTAAAAGAATCTGAAACGCTTTGTGTTTCTCAAATAGATACTGCCGCCGAAATTGCCCAACAAAAATGTAAAAAAACTTACACTACCAAAATGGCTCGCCTCGAATCAGCTTGCAATGAACTGGATTGTTTACAATGCGAAAGATAAGATTCTTTTATTTTATATTTCTTTTTACTCTTTTTTCTTGCCTTAAGTTCTCTGCTGCTCAGCCTATAAAACCAAGTATAGATGAAGTAAAACTTTATTTTGGAACTTTAACTGATTTTGAATGTTGCACTTTGGTACTTAAAGGAGGAGAGGCCCCTTACCAAGGATTCCTTCTCACCCCCTATCAACTTGTACTTTTGAAAGACACTATTGATTCTTGGGAAGTTGAGCTTACAGAACAGCTCAAGCTCTCTGAAGACCTTTGTTCAGTGAAGATAACTCAGTGCCAAACTAATCGAGATTTAATCTTCGACGATTTAAAAACACAAGTCAATTTTTATTCTGACTTAAATACTCAATTGACTGAAAGTAACGCCGCTGCCAACAAAGAAGTCCTAATTTTAAAATTTGTTTTATACTCCTCTATTCCTGTTGCTATTATTACAGGTATATATATAGGCACCAAACTATAAATCTATATGATCCATAAAAAACGTATTTTTACTGAATTAGATTTCTTTACTGTACTTAAGTGCCCTAATCTTTTGCAGTTGAATTATACTTATTTACAACTCGATCTTAGTCATTCTGTCGCTATAGAGTCTTTGAAGCATTTTTTATCAAATATTGAAATCGCATATAAAACTTTAGATATCGATACTTTGATTTTTAAATGTATCAAAAAAGCAACAAAGAATAAGCTTCTTTATTGCGAAGATGCTTACGTTAAATCTTTTTATACTTATTGTTCTGCTTTTATATATAAGTATTTAAATCATTTCCCAATAGAAGAGTGGCTACCGATTTCCGTCGATGCGACTATCCCTAAAACCTTTCAAAACAAAACAATAAATTTTAAATATGATTTAATATTAAAAAATATATTTAATTCAAAAATTAAAATAATTTCTTTCATCAATCATTACGATAAGCAAATTGTTAAAAATACACATTACTTTTATTCAAAATTCTCAATTATTTATGAACGTTTAAACATTGCGTTACGCCCTCCTATGATTGAAATGCATTTGCTTTATTTCTCCAAATTAAAGCCTGCAGCCATGAATCAAAAAGAGAATCTTTCATTTATAAATTTAGCTTCAGCAAATATAAATCATGACAAGCATAACATAGCATATTATATTGAATTGTTTGTAGCTAAACTTAATGTCCTTAAAAACCCTTACTGTTTAGATTTTTCCTGCCCCAAAAGAAAGGAATGTTATGACGATACATAATTATGGAGACTTTGTTCTTGCTAGCAAGAATAGGGTTTCCTTACCTATTCAAATTTTCCAAGGTGGTCCTTGGACCCACCTAGCTACAGTTACCCGCTCTTTAAAAGAATATGTTTGCATCCTTCATGAACCTACTCAAAAAATATATCTAGAGGAAATTACAGCTACTGGCAGGTTTGTATCTATTGAAGACGATTCTCTTTGGAACGAATTGCTTCAATTTTTATTTAGTAAAGGCATAGTTGGTTTTGTGAAGGACAAAGAGCTCGTAGTCGGTACTGACTACGATGCCTAATCCTCGATCTACTTGGAAGAACCAGTATTTTCTTTACCCAAACGCTTCACTCTTTCACAATGATTTAAGAGAAGTCTTTACAACAGACCCTTTCTTCAAACAATTGAACTGTTATCAAGAAGTCCTTCTCTCAGATCTTGTTGACGATTATCCTAACAACTACGATTCTGTAGACTGGTATGTTGATGAATTGAACTTAGTTATAGAATTGCATGGTAAGCAGCATTATGAAATGGTAAAGTTTTCTAATTCAAAGTCTTTTTTAGAAAACCAAATTGCATTCAATAATATTAAATACCGAGACAATCGTAAAAAAACTTTTTTACAAAATGCTAATTATCTTTATGAAGAGATTTCATACAAAGATGCCAAAAAAATATCTTCTCAATACTTAAAAACACTTATATTTACCTAAGGTTATCATGGACAATTTAAAACAACTACTTCTTCAAGAACTAATGTCTGACGAAACTATAGAAATTTGGGATCCACACGAACACAAATACTTTGGAGCTTCTACTAGAACATTAAGTTTTTTTGGTGACGTAAATTACGATCGTTCAAGACTTCTTATCAGTCAGCTTCTTCATCTTGAAGAGTTAGATGATGTCGAACCAATTAAAATCTTCCTGAATACAGAAGGCGGTTCTTTAACTGATGGTTTAGCTATCTACGACGCTATAACTAACTTGTCCTGTCCGGTGATAGTTGTAGCTACTGGAATCTGTGCTTCAGCAGGCTTATTGATTCTTACTGCTGCAGATTACAAAATAGCTACTTCCAATACAGTTTTTTATTATCATCAACCTGTTATCTCGGATTCTCGTGTCTGTTCCAGACAGGAAATCGAGTCTTTGTCTGAGCATTACCTTTATTGCCAGAGTACTACCGACGAAATTATTCGTAAGAAAAATCGTATAACAAAGGCAGT